CTACTGTTTCGGTCTTGCTGCCAGCATCGACACGTTCCTCATCGAGCTGACACACTGAAAAGCCGAAATATCCATCATAGAGAAACAGACTTCCAAGGCATCTTTGACTTCTTCAAAAGTGCCGTTCTCCAATTCTTTGACCAAACTATCATTCCCGCAGATGAAGCATGAAATACCTTTCAGCATATCTTCAGTAGCTTCAGGAAGCTCTTTAATAGCTTCCATGACATTATCTCCAGTCATGCCGATATTGGAAAAATGATGAATGGCACGACAGATAATTTTAATTGTAGGAGGTTTAATGGTATAAACCATCCCTCCTATCTCCACATTCATGAAATCCAGCCCTAACAAAGCATCAGAAACCGTTTTTGCTGCTTGATTCATATTCTTAAACTAAAAGGGGGAATGGTATATATCCATCCCCCGGTTATCACTCTTGTGCTTTTACCAATGTTATCTCTTTTTTAAGAGTGGTATCAACTTCAGAAGGAGTGGTTTTAATATCTCCTGACTGAGTGACGTACCCCACTTTCGACACTTCATAGTGAACGGTAGCCCCAGCATTCACCTGCTTTGACTTGACCGTTGCACCGTCCAGCTTTACGGTCGCATCGGAAGGAGTAGGTACAATGGTTACTGTAGTTCATGCCTGCAAAGCTTTAATCTGCCCTTCTTCATAGTTATACTCAGAAGAAACACCTTCGATTCCCGGTTCCTGCACCAAGCCTTTTACAGCGATTGCAATTGCCTTATCCGTATTGGCTTCACGGGAAACAATACGGCATTTTGGGAAGATGAACCAGACATCATCATCGGTCAGACAGAACAATGCTTTGTTGATAATAACTTTATCCAAAGCACGCTTCCAACCTACATCTTTAGATGTTGCCTGAATAACATCGCCACCCATGAACGCTTTCTTGGTCTTCCAGTCATATTGTCCGATAGAGAAAGCGGGCGATACTTCTCCCGGCACATCATCGTAACGGTAATTCTTTCCCGTTAATTGGTTCTTGTACCCGGTGACAGAGGCTTCCGTTTCCTCAATCTGCCACGTTTCCCCGTGTACATTCAAAACCTCATCTTTCGCTTTGATAGCGGCTTGAATCAAAGTCTTTGCGATTTCGGGGGTAATGTCTGCCGTTACCTTATCAATGTCGGCAAACAAGATTCTTTTTATTCCTACTGCTGAAATCATAATCTTATAGTTTTACATTTATTACTTCAAATAAAATTCTCACATTCACGTAATGGCATTTCAAAGCTGCATCCGCTTCCGCGCCAATTGATTCGATAGAGTAACGATAGGTTGTACCGTCATAGGTGCTTACTACATCATCAAGCAGCTTGCCAGCCTTTCTTTCAAGTTCGTTAAGCCGGATTGTGTTCGCTTCATTCTCGCTTAAATTGGGTACACATAGATTCACTTCTGCGAAAGATTTCTTCCAATACTTTCCCGGCTGTTGTTTCTTCGTGTGGATGACAATCCTTTCGGACTTCAATTCACCCGTCAACGTTTCACCATCAGGCACTATATCTATTCCGAAAGCCTTGCAGTCCCGATAGAGAATGTTTCCTATGTCGGTAGTTACTATCATTCCACAATCTCCCAATCTTCTGCAAATACATCACTGATAGACGGAACCCATGAATCAGCGCGTCCGGTATTCTCGTTGTAGATAAGACACTGGCTTGTATAGTCAATAAATCCCTTACCTTTCAGAATAAGGTCTTTTGCCGATTGGGGAAGCGATTGCATCTTAGGGATGATGTCGCTTTCGATATGAGCTGGCACTTGTTTGAATACCATCAAACCTTTACCGTTCCAACCACTTCTACGAACAGCCCCACCTTGTTTTAACACTTCGATAGCATCACCGAAACAGATAGGAGTTTCTTCCTTGACTTCTCGATATGATTCTTCAAACAGTTTTTTGGGTGACCAACTTTCATAGCCATATTCAGTACGAGTGTGATATCCTAGTTTATAAGACTCATTCTCTTCTATTTCACTTTTTACCAAGCCTTTACTGCAAGCTTCACCCAATGTCATAGGTTCTGCTTCAATCTGTTTTGTTCCAATATACTTTTTCATTTTTCAAATTCTTCTTTTAATCGTTTCTCCGCATATAAAGCAGCACTACTCAAAACATCATACCCTTTAGATTCTACGAATGATGCGTATTCCGCTTCGTTTTTCAATGTCAAACCGTCTTTATCGACATCGTAATCATTGGACGTTCTCAAAGTGAGTGTATGGTCTTGATAATCCCCATGTTCCTCTGCGTACTTCACGGCTTCATCGCCTACATCAATCATCTTCTTTTCGACCTCCCATTCTCCTTCATCGAAAAAGGAGTCGACATCTGAGAAATCGAAATCTACATCCATAATTCCGAATAGTTAAAGTAGTTTGTACTCTTTACCGTGTAGACTTCGCCTTGACCTCTTACGCTATCACCATCCATGCAACGTACTTCATCACCAGCCTTGACAGTAATTTTCTTCTCGCATACCACATGATAATTCGGACGATACACAGAGCCGTTATCAGATGAAAACTCTTTGGTAGTGTTATCATCACAACGGCATTTGCACACCTCCTGCCAGCTTTCACCACCTGTTCCGGGAATAGGTCTGCCAAACTCGTCCTTATCCATCGGGGTGATAACTTTTACCTGCAATATGTGTGGAGCGAATATCATAAGAAAGTCACTTTAGGTTTGTTACCCAGTTCGTCTTTCAAACCGTACTGTTTACACAGAAATGAATAGTAATCCTTAATGCCTTGAATGTTCCAAGACATAGAAAAACCGCTTTCGCTGATGGAAGTGGCACGAAGCAATAGAGAGGGGATGAACTTCGCAATTGCCACCGACACCCGTGTTTGGCAATCCTCGTTCATCTCACCCCCTCCGCTTATCTTTGCGTTCAGACATATATCGAAAAGGTCAGCCTCCGACAAGTTAACGCCGAAGGTCTGAAACTTCTGTAATATATAATCGTTTACTGTCATGCGTTCATCTCACTCAAATCGAAGTTCACAATCAGGTTCGGGTTCGCAATCTGCGGAATCCATTCGGCTGTGTATTCCAGATAGCGACCATTGCCGTCCTTGTAACCTGAAATCAGCATATCGCCATCTGCCTGAGTGTAATTACGTCCCGGTACACCATCCACAGCTTCATAAGGAGTGTGGAAGCGCATATAACCGATTTTATCCTGCGGAAGCAGGGAAATACGACCATCTGCATAAATGGGGATATTCTTACCTGTTTGGTCTACCACATAATCTTCCTTGATTTCAATAGCCGGAAGTCCGATACCCGTAAAAATAGCAGAAGCCAGTTGCGAAGTGATAATCCCGGTGGACATATACATCTCGTTGCCTGTAAGCTGCATCTTGAACTTATCTCCAAATTCACTTGAACCGATAATATTCTTGATGAATGTGCCACGGCTCATAATCATCTTGGGGAATGTGCCGTAAATAGATTTCAGCTCATTCAGTTTCTGCTGCAAGTAAGTGACGAAATAGTCTTTATCCTCTGTGTCCGGCTTGATAAACTTAAACGGCAAGTCGATGTTCAATAAGTCAATTCCTCCGGCATTGTCGTCCTTGTTCTTCACGCTTGCTGCTCCAGTCATCAACAGAGAGCCTACGATAATGTCCATACGCTTGTGCGGTGCCAGCAATACCTGACGGTAATCGTCATAGATGAAGTCCACGATGTCACGCATGGCTGCTTTCTGGTCTTCCGGTTTGGCGGCATTATACTTATCTATCAAGTCCTGCAAGTCAGACAAACGGTCGATTGAGATTTGATAGCGGTCACCCAAATAGGCAATCTCACCATATCCGGAACCGATATTCCTGCGTTCACGGATAGGCTTTTCGCCATAACGGGAGTTGATGGAACCAGCCATCACGCCAGTAACCTGACCGATGTAGTCTTTAAATACACGAGTAGTAGTCCTACGGAAGCCCAAATACTGCTGCCAATAAATTGTGTCCTTTCTTGTCTTGAGGACACGCTGAATCACTGCATTTACAATGTTCGGGTCATTAAACAATGTATGAATAGTTAGCATCATATATTAGTCCTCCTTTCTTTATTTTGCCATTATACCTGCGTTTTTCAACGCTGTCAATAATCCGTTAAAGTTTTCTACCGACACCGTACCAGATGCATCATTCACTTTGGCTGCCTGCTTTACACCTCCAAGAGCAGAAGTCGTAGCTGCTGTTAAAGTATACTTGTTAGCTTGTGCTGCAACCCCATCCAATTTGGCTTTATCTTCCTTACTCATCAAACCGTCCTGACTAGAAGAAGCCTTAGGAATAGATACGGCTTCTTTTTCTTGTTTGACATCCAAAGCGTTAAACTGGAAGTGCGGCATATTCGCCTTGTCAATATCTGCGAAAGGCATTACCAGCTTGGTCGGTTCGATTTCAAACGCACGCATCAAAAGGGAAACCAATACTATGCCATCCTCTACCTGCTTCCTTTCATACAGAGCTGAATTTGCGATAACTTTGGGCGTTGTACCGTCTGCGGCTGTCGCTTCGTAAAGAACTGTTCCAGCTTCTAGATTTTCTCCAAAGTCTGCCGCTAACGTCAGCTTATCAAAAGCTTTGTCAGCCTTGTCAATAGCGTTGATTGTCGCTCCATGCGCACCGTTACCCAAGTGCATACCTTTGTAAGCCAAAGAACGTTTCTTGATTTTCAATGTGGTATTGGAGCCTGTCGTAAACTTCTCATATACTTCCACACGGATAGCCACTTGGGATGTTTTCTTCACCAAGTCAGCTGCAATCGGTGTGAATGAGGGCAAGTACGAGCCGACAACGAGGTTGGTTGTGTCCAACTTATACGGACCTCTGCGTCTGCGTCCGGTTTCTACGTCGTAGCGTTCTTCCTGCTCAACTTCCGGTTCAAGATTATACTTAAATCCTGCTGCCATAAAATCACTGTTTTTGTTGTTCTACAATTTCTTTAGTGTCGTCTGCAATCATTTTCGCAAACGCCTGAGTCTCATTCTCCAGTTCTTTTTTTGCTGTATCTGGAGGAACTACACCCTTAAAGCCGTCATTCGCAAACTCCTGCTTCAAGTCCTTGAAGTATGCGTCCAAGTCCTCATCGTCCTTAATGGCGCATCGTTTGGCGTAGTTTTCGGGAATACCATACTCCTTTGCCTTTGCCAAAATCTGCTGGCTACGTGTTGCTTGAGCCTTTTCCGTTTCTAACTGTGTTAGCTTATCAGAAAGGTTCTTGTTGGAGTCAATTAAAGCTTGCGCCCATGCAGGCACATCGTCTTTATTCTCTTCCGTTTTGGTGGTTGTGGTAGTCTCGATTGGCTTACCGTCTTTAAGGTTATGCCTCTTCTCGTAGTTAGTCACTGCCGTTTTTGAAGCATCCCCGGCACGGAAATCACCATAGGAATTAAGCACGTCCGAAAAACTGATACCCTCAACAATGGAGTTTACTTTTGTCTCGTCCGTTACACCCTCTGCCTTTTTGGTGGCAATGCGGGTAAGAATAGCAGTGTCCACCCCAGCGAATTTCTGTTGTAGCCCTGCCAAGATTTGTTCTAAGATTGTCATACCGTATGAATTTGATTTATAAATTTCTACGGTAAATTTCGGCATTAATAAAGCAGATGAGAAATTATCAGATAGACGATATACGACAATGAAGCGATTGTCGTAAAATGATAAAAAAAGGCGTGAAACCAATGGAATCACGCCTTCAAAATTATTACTATTTACTTCTTTACAGCTTTCAGCTTAATCATTTCATTATACCCATAAGGAGTTAAAGTCCAATATACATTTGTATCTTTTATCCCCCTTTTCTTTTCACTTTTAGCTATCAAACCTAATGATGAAAATTGAATTAATATGGTATAAAAATCCTCACTTAGAAGTTCTACAAAAGATTTATAATTAAAACGATAATCACGAAAACATAATTCTCTTAATGCTTGGTTTATGCCAAATTCTGTTGCTTCATTTATCATCATTGGAGCTAAATAAGCAAATAATTTATTCCATGTAGTATTTAACTCTACACTTTGTTCATGCGGAGAAATGAAATGCAAACAAACAGAATCTTCTCCTTGTTTTAACATTTCACTTCCCACTGGAGGAGTTACTTTTATTTCCTCTATTTGCTTAATCAACTCTTCATTTTCTTTCCTAAGAGCCAAAATTTCTTTATTTGCATCTGCACTCGATACTTCATTTGCCTTTACCCATCCTACACGAGGATTGGTTTTGATCAAAGAATTTAAACTTAACACGACTTGAGAAGCTAGTCCGTCAGCGTTATCCCAAAGTTTGCATAGTTTCTTTTTGACTTCAGATTTGAAACTCTCTAATTTCTCTTTGCATTTGGGATTTGATTCGATTTTTATGCCTGGCAATATTCCTGGATTCTTATGTACAAACGAAATCACCGGAACTCCTTGTTCAATTGCATATTCAAACTCTTTTTGCGTATAGCTTTTCCCTGATTCTTCCTCTATTGATCCATAACGTCCAGCAACAATCAAAACATAATAGTCACACTCACGTATAAGACTTTTAATAACCTCCCATTGTGATGAATCCGAAGCATTAAAATACTCCATTCCTACAGGAAAGCAATTCATTTGCAAAAGTGCCTCCATTACTTTTTTTCGCTCTTCCTGTAAGTCCTCATACGTTGAACTAACAAATACTTGATATTTCTTTTCCATAGTAACCTTATCGTAGATTTAGAGTTTACACTCCCAACACTATATTAGCATCAATATTTAGCTTCCGGCTTATCTCACGAGCAACTTTTAAAGTAGGTTCACATTTACCGGATATATAATCACTTAACCGTGATGGGCTGACACCAACCAACTTTGCAAGTGATTTTTGATTAAGCCCCATTTCGTACATACGAAGTTTAAGAACATCCACAAGTGTTGGTTCTCCCAATGCAAAATGTTCTTCGGAATAATCAGCAACCAAATTAGAAAGAAGCTCCAATTCTATGCTATTTGGGTCATTCAAAGGAGTATCATCTTTCACTAATGGAAGAAGTTCCTCTACTCTTTTCACCGCCCATTCATATTGGGCTTGATTTTCTATCTTTGTCATAATCCTAAATATTAGCGCAATCTATTCTATCATATTCTTTATGAGTACCAATAAAGCGAATATACACAAACTGAATAGTGAATTTAATCACTACTACCAAACGATAGTTGTTGCCTTTGATGTTGAAAACATAGTGTTGATTACCTACATTATCAACGCTATTAAACGTTTTCTTAATATCGGCAAAACAGGTCCACTTACTTCTTTTCACAATGGTAGTCCATTCTTGCAAAGCGACCTTTGAATCGGGATGGTTCTCTGCATATTCTTTTAATGCTTGTTCGGTAAATATTCTCATTGGTTACTCAATTATCGTGTGACAAAAATACATATATAATTCTATAATTCAAAATTATATTCTAATATTTACAATTTGAAGAGCAAAAAAATAGCGGCAACTCCAAAGAGTCACCACTAACTATCCTATTTTCCCTATCAAAAAATTATAAATCCCGTAATTTTTCTGACTAAGAGGCGTTTTTCTGTCCCTTATTTCCGATTTGCTCATTCTTTGCCACCTGTTCCTCTTTGATTTCCTTCAGCTCTTCATCAATGCGATCCGCGTTCCCAGCAAACATAATGCCCTCACGTCTTGACCATACACCACCACTAACAGCGGAGACAGCCGTAGTAACCTTATCATTCAAATCATCAATCATATATGGAACCAGTTCTGTTTCTATGTCAATGGTCTGCGATGCCTTGCTAAACTCGGTTGGATTGATAGAGCCTAAAGCGGAAACAATGAAATTTACTCTCCGCTGTAAAAACTCGCCGATAACCTCACCGTGATTTTCTACCGCCATATGTGCACCCATG